CCGACTTTTAAATAATGATTTACTTCATTAACATAAAGTTGTTAGCACCTTGAGTGATTAAACATCTTTCAGTTAAGAAATGTAGTTGCATTACATCTAAAGCAGATGTAGCAGCGCCAACAGAACCAGTAACCCAAGACTTCATTCTTCGGTCATCAGTTTGTGAAGCTCTAAATCTTACATGTAAGAAAGGTCTCTTCATGCTAGCTCCAACAGTTTGATCATAAACTGAAGAAGTACCAGCAGGAATCATTATTCCTCTAATAGCGTTAGCTGAATTAGCGGCGTTAATACCACCTCTAGTAGCTAAGTCATTTAAGTATCTAAAGTCAGACTTATAGAAGTCGTAAGAACCTCTTCTAAAACCAGTAAAACCTAAATTTAATGCCATATCTTCAGAGTTGTTAAACACACCGTAAGATGTACCACCAGCTCCGTAAGAGTTCATTGAAGCTAACATATCGTCAATAGCTAAGCTAGTTGATCTGTTAACAAACATCATGTACTCTTCAATAGCGCCTTGCTTATCAAATTCAGCTAAAATTGCATCAAACTCAGCTAAGTCAGTAGAAGCGCTAACACCAGTTACACCAGTAGTTATGTTACCTCTATCAGTAACAGCAGCGAATAAACCTTCAGTACCAGTGTTAGAACCTGTTGCATAACCTAGATGCGCGTCAACTCCGTGAGCAGCACCAGAAGCACCAGCTCCTAAAGTGTGAGCGTTATCAGAACCAATTTCACTTTCTAACATTGCCATTTCAATATAATCATTGAATCTAGCTCTAGTATCAGATTCAGCTTTTAAATACCATAAGTAACCTGATTGTCCGCTTTCAGTTGAAACCTCTACCCAACCAATTTTAGAAGAATCAGATCCTGAAACTTCGTAGTAATCTTTCATTATAATTGGTTTGTTAGAAAAAGTTTTGAACGAAGGTTCGTTAGCACCTCTTGATTCTTTTACAGAAGCAGCTCCAGCAGCATTGTAACCAACACCTTTTGCAAACTCAGAACCATAAACTAATATAGTAGTTGCAAAATCAGCAGTGTTTCCAGAAGTTGGAATAGTATCACCATTGTAAGTTGCAACAGTAATGTCTAAAGTACTAACATCAGTTACAATACCTTTAAAAATTCCTGTTGGAGCAGATACGATAACTGTATCATTTATTCTAATACCGTGATCTGTACCTGCTGATATTGTTTTACCATCAATATCTTGTTGAATAGTTATAACATTGTTAGTGTCTATATCACCTTTATAAGATAAATGTAAACGACCTTGCTCTGACCAAATAACTTGATCAGCAGTCATAGCTTCTTCAGCTCCTATTTGTGATAAAAAACCTGAAATAGTTCTCGGTCCGAAAACCTCAGCTTCTTTTTCCATAAGATCTGGTACGTATTGTTGCGCCCAACCACCTGACCCGTTAAGGTCTAAATAATTTGTGGACAATGTTTGCTGCCCCACGGCTGGAACAGCATTCAAATTAGGTCCATTTGTAATTGCCATAATTTTGTAATTTTAAATTGTTATTTATTGTTTTTAATTTTAAACTTAAAATCATTAGAGTTATCACCTAATACTTTTACTTTTATACCTCCAGTTTGAACTTCACCAAAAGCTTGTCTTGGTGACATATCAACGTTTTTAGATTTAGCTATACTTTGTTTTAAAGCATCAGCTTTACCTTGTTCATAGAAGTGTTTAGCAATAGCATCAGGGTTCATTGCTGTAAATAAACTTTTGTGATAACCTGCAGCATCTGACATTGTACCTGTTTTATCTAGGAACTTCCCAACAAAATTAGTAATATCGCTTTGATTTTCTTTTACTTCATTTACGTTTTTAACATTAAACCTATACTTTTTATCACCGACGTCATAATTAAAACCTTTAAAGTCTTTATTAAAAAATCCATCAGTTTTTAATTTAAAAGCTTCAGTTCTTGTTTTTGTCTCTTCTGATTGTTTATTGTATCTATTAAAGAAATCAACAGCTTTCTGTTGTTCAGGGGTCAACTTTGACCCAGCTTTAATTTCTTCATAGTATTTAGACTTTTGCCCGTCTAAGTAGGCTCTAGCGCTGGCAACTTGCTCTTTTAACGCTAATTTTTTTCTTTTTATATCTCTTGGCTCGTCTTCTTCTTCATTATAATCAAAATTATCTTCCATCATAAAGTTTATTTCTTCTAAACTTAAATGTGGTTTTGTTTGTTTATAGTACTCGTATAATAAATCTTGATTATCTAGTTTTGAATAATCTTGATTAAGACGAACATAATCGTTTATATCACCACCTGTTTCTTCCATAAAGTCGACTAACTTTTGCACATTTTCTGGAAGCGGTTTACCTGTTTGTTGAGCTTCAACTATAGCTTCTTTAGTTTCTGTTACTAAATCTTCTACTTTTTGATCAACTTCTTCTTCTGTTACTTCTTCAATAACGGGTGCGTCATCTTGAACTTCTTCGGAGACTTCTTCTCCGGTAGGTTTTTCATCTGTTGCTTCGACGTTTTCTTCGAGTACTTTTTCGCTAGTTTCGGATTCGTCGCGTACAGGAACCTCATCTGTGCTTTGCTCTGGAACGGCATCTTCTTCTTTTTTTGGTGGGTTATTTAAATCTACTTTGATGATATTGTCATCTGTTGTTTCTTGTTTTGCACTAAGATCTACCTTAGTAACATTATCTGTTTCTTGTTTTTTTGCCATAATATAATATAATAATAATTAATAAATTTTATCTAGGTGTAAAACTACCTAAATCAAAACCTCCTCCAAGTATATCATTACCTGAAGACTCAAACTTTTTAGGTGGATTATCACCTTTTCTTTGTGCTATTAGCTCTGATTGTTGAGTAGCTTGTATTCTAGTTCTTTCATCTTTTCTATCTTCTTTTATTTTTTCTCTAGACTTCATACCTTCAACTTCTAAATTTTTAAGCTGCAAGTTCATTTGAAACTCTAATTGCATTAGCTCTTTTTTATACTGAACTTCTTGAGCCATTTTTTGTTGCTCTAGCTGAGCTTTTATTTGTTCAAGTTGACTTTCAGTTTGTGCGTTAGCTTGGTTTTTTTGTATTTCAGCTTGTGCTGCAGCTTGAGCAGCTTGTTGGTTTGTTTGTGACTGCATTTGCATATTCTGTTGTTGCAACTGCTGATCTCTTTGCATTTTCTTTTTTCTTCTAATCTTTAATAACTGATTAGCTAATTTAACATTTTTAATTTCTCTTAGATCTATAGCATCTTCTAAATCTATAGTTTGTTGTTGTAAAGCCACTTGAATATTATTTTCTAGTTTAGCTTTTTCTTCTTCATCAGGCATTAATTCTATAAATATACCAAAATCATATAGATGTAAACTAGATAACTCTTCAAGTGTAGCTACGTTATGAACACCAATAGCATGTATAAAAGCTTCTTTTGTTGGTGAGTATTCTATAATATCAGATATTCTAAGTGATAATTGCTCTGCAACTTCAGCAGTTAAAAATAAACCAGCATTTAATATATGTCTTGTAGCTGTATTACTATTTGCTGCGGCTAATTTTTGCACGCCAACTAAAGCGTTTGGATCTGGCGTACTACCGTCTCTTGCTTCGTTTAAACCTGTAGTATCTCTTATTAATTGTAAATAATAATTATAATTACCTATAAGAGCGTTAATTTTATTACCACCACTACCACTTGTTATTTCTTGTATTGGCACTTTACCTGGATTCATATCACCGTCTTGCGTAAACGATCTACCAATAACACTACCTGTTTGAAAGAACATGTTTAAAGCTTCTTGTGGATTATAGTTTGTACCATTACCTAAATCTATTTCAGCTAAACCATCAGCGTCAAGATAAACACCATCTGGTACCATACGTGACATTACTTGTTGTAGTTTTAAATGTGTAAGCTGTATCATATCAGCAAAACCAGTTATACGACTTACTAAACTTTCTATTTTACCTTTGTACATACGTGGTGCTACTAAAGAATAATTCATTTTTACTTTAGTAAAATCACTCTTTGGCCTCATCATGTTTTTAGCCATTTCCCATTTTAAAAGTCTATCGCTTCCTACAACAAAAGCACCTTCATAAACTACTTCTATTGCTCTTTGTAATCTTTGGAAATTACCTTCCTTGTCTTCTGGTGGATTAAAACCATCATCCTTAGCTATTACTTTTTCTGCACCTGTAGAAACTTCTTTTAATTTATAAACTTCGTTCATGTAAGTTTTGTAATTAAAATATAAAACGTCTACAGTATTGTT